TTGGTCATGCAGTTAATCAAGCTGCAGACTTAATTGGAAATCTTAAATTAAAACCAGAAGCTAAAGAAGTTATTATAGAAATGGTATTTCAATTAGGTAAAACAGGAGTCAGTAAGTTTAAAAAAATGTGGACAGCATTTGGTAACAACGATTACAACGAAGCAGCTAATCAAATGTTAGATTCTAAATGGGCAACACAAACTCCTGGTAGAGCAAAAGATTTATCAGATGTTATTAAAAATTTAGTTTAATATATAATTTATTTCCCATACCAATAAAAGAAACCCTATAACAACTGCTGCTATTACAATCATTATTTTTTTTGCCTGTTCCTTTTCTGCTATTTGTTCTCGTATTCTTCGTTTATGTAATGCTCTTTGATGACTAATTTCTTTTTGCAAATCTTCCCATTGTTGTAACCCATTGTGAGCATACAATAAAAATATTTCTCTTAGTTCTGCCTTCATTTGTTTTAATTCTTGTTTACGCAAATGAGCTGCAATAGCATTTTGTTCTACACTAGAAAACTTACCAAACAATTTACCAGTTAATGTTTTACCTTTTTGACTCGCAGCTACATCCATATGTGATTCTGCATTTGCCCATTTCATTATAGGACTAGCAAGATCATGTAATCCTTTACCGACTTTTATACCCTGTTGGATTATTCCTGTTGCTGACTTAATTGCAGCAAATGCTGTTAACGGATCAATCATGTTTTTTTATTGTTAGCAACAAATGATCTTGCTGCAGCTACACTACCGAATCCCCATTTTTTTAATGCTAATGCTTTACGAGTTGGTTTCCCTTTTTCATCTTTCATTGGACCTTTCATTCCTGCAAATCGTGCTGCAAATGAAACTCTACGAGGATTTTTGCCTTTAGAAACTGGTGGTTTTAAATTAGATCCATCTTTGTCTTTAAAATATTTTCTACCTGCTGCTGTTAAACCACCTGTAGGACTTTTATGTTTTTTTAGCATTATAACACCTTAAAAATAACTCCGATCATTGCAGATAGTATAGTTACTGTAGATGCCATAATCAATAGCTCTAGTCTTTTAATCCTACTTTCTAAATTATCTAAACTTCTTTGCGTACTAGTACGATACACAACGCACTCTCGTTCATGTGCTTCCATTTCTTTAGCAATATCATGTATAGTTCTTCTGTCCATTAGCTTTTAGGATTGTCGTCTTTAACTTTTTTAATTATTACTTTCCAAGCATCTATTCCGTTGTGGTATATTTCATCTAATTGCTCACCAATAGTTGGATATTCTTCAAGTCTTTTATATATGTATTCTTGTGATTTTAAAGAATTAGTCCAAGTAACATATCTTGCATCATCTGTTGCAACTTCTATTGTTTCTGTTGTGGCTTCACTATGTTCCGAAACAATTTTATTATCACTATCTACTGTTACAAATGGCATAATTAAGCTCCTATCTCTTGTAATATAACTGTGTTTTTTGCTAACATACCATTATACTCATCTCCATGACCATGAGAACCAAGAAACCAAGTTCCAGTGCTTGTTCTTTGTCCAACTCGCATTGTATATGTAGTTTCACTTGTTGTGTTTGGACTATCAATAAAAACTCCAGTATTTATCATGCCAGTATGTCCACCAAATGGTGTTAACAAAGCATTAACTCCAACACAAGTTGAACCTCTAAATACTGATATCACAACACCACTACCAACACTAATACTTGATTGCAAAGCAAAAAATAACAATACTTTACTTGATGATGCTGATGGAGTTATTGCTTGACTATAAAATTGTGTTCCCTCAGAATCTGTTGGTGTTGTATTATCTTGTGGAATCCCAGTTGTTCCAGTTACTTTTGCTATTTGTGTTGCAAAATTCTGTAATACCTTTCCCCCACCACCTTTTATTAGAGAGTAGTCTATTCTTTTTAATACACCTGCATCACTTACTAAAAACTCGTCTGTATCAGCAGGTTCTGCTGCAAGTTCCGTTTGTGCTGAAATAACATCTGCATTAAATTTTGCTCCTGTTACTCCTAAATCTTTTATTGTTACTGCTCCACTACTTACTGCAAAATTAGCAGTTGCAAATGATGCGATTCCTTTGTTTGAGACAGTTGCATCTTCTCCTGCAATCGTTACTGTATCAGTAGCTCCTCCAGTAGTGGTAATTCCTTCTCCTGCTGCAATAGTTAAGGTGTTGCCATTTGTAATAGTTTGGTCAGAACCAGATGTTCCTGCTAGTGTGAATGAAGTCATATCTCCAGAACCATCTGCACCAGAATAAGAAAAATGCACACTTACTCCATCTGTATTAGAAAATGTACCAGAACTTGTTAAGTGTGTTACAGCTACTTTTGTGTAGCCACTTGCGTCTGTTATAGCTCCTGTTACTTTAAAGGTCGCATAAGTCGCAGGAGTTGATTCTTTAGTTATGGTTACAATACCTCTGGCTACTGAGTTTGATACATCATCCCATGATTGCACAAACGTTGTAATATCTGCACCTGCATCATCTGCATCATCTACAAATAAAACTGATACACTTGATAATGTTCCATTGTTAAAAGCAATCTTACCTGCACCTGGATCTGCATCACTTGTAGAATTACTAAAAGTCATAGATAGTTGTGGGTTTGCACCTAATGCACCTGTGCTACCTGTACTTCCTGTGCTGCCTGTGCTGCCTGTACTTCCAGTATCACCCTTACTTCCAGAAGCTGTAAAGTGTACCGATAATTCATCGGCTGCACTAAAGGTATTATTAGAATTTAAATGAGCAACTGCAAGTTTTACATATCCACTTGCATCTGTGGAAGCTCCAGTTATCTTAAATCGTGCATAAGTAGACCTATCATTAATATCATAGATCATTATAATTCCTCTAATGGTGCTTGTAGAATCATCCCATGTTAGAATATCTGGAGTTACTGTTACTCCATCTGCATTAGCATCATCAATATAAATTTCGGTAACACTTGCATATGTTCCATTATTAAATGCTATTTCTCCAGAACCAGGATCTGCATCAGATGTTCCTGTGTCAAATTTATAACGATAACCAGGAATTGCTCCATCTTCTCCACTTGATACAAATGATAAAAATACTTTATCTTCATTAGCAAATGTTCCTGCACTATCAATATATACTAGACCAATCTTTGTATACCCACTTGCATCTGTTACTGCTCCTGTTACCTTAAATACCATCCATGTATCTAATGTATTTGCCTTACTTATTCTTATTCTACCTCTATTTGTATCATTACCCGAAACATCATCAAATGATTGTACCCATGCACTTACATCTGTTCCATTAAATTCAAGATCATCAACATAGGCAATCGTTGCCGAAGCGATTGTTGCATTGTTTAGTCGTAAAAATCCTGCTCCTGGATCAGAGTCAGTTGTTGTCGTTGAATATTGAAACATTGCACTATCACCACCTGCAGGTAAAAAATCTGCAACTGTGGTTAAATCTCCAGAAGAATCAAATCCTAATGTCTTACTGGCTCTTGATGTTGCACTATCTGTAAACTCAGATGATGTAATAGTATTAGTTCTACTAACTTTAAAGGAACGATCTACTTCTTCTTGTAATTCTTGTATTGCTGCTAAGTTTTTATCAAATGCTCCTTCTACACTATTTGCTGTAAAAGGATCATTTTCAACTAAATCTAATGTTTGTGTTTTTGTGGTAACTCGTCTAAGTACAACTGTTTCTGTAGCTGTAGGAATATTACCAGATGTAAAGACTACATTACCTCCTGTTGCAGTACCTGCTCCTGTTACTGTGTAATGCGTAGTTAATGTCTTTACAGTTTCTACACCTGTAGATGCACGAATAATAACTTGCATATCGGCATCAGCAGATATTTTAAATGTATAGGCAAAGGTATCTTGAGAACCATCACCAGAATAACTATTTTTTATCGTTGTTGTAGATATTGTCATATGAAATACTGTATCATTGTTTATAAAATTAATCTATATCTTTATCTACTTCTTTAACAAATTGATTTGCTCCTTTTGCTATCTTAATCATTGCATCTAAAAGGTTATCTATATTATCTCTAACTTCATTAGGAGTCATATCAACACTATCTTTAGGTATTCTTTGTAATCTATATATTAAATCAGAAAAATTTTTTATTGTATCAGCAGAATTAGATAAATTTTGCAAAGCTTTTTCTCTTTCTGTTAATAAATCTTGTCCTTTTTGAAATTGTCCTGCTTTTTCTAATGCCTTTGCAGAATCTAATTTTTGTTTTACTTCACTATAACTATCCCAAAAATCTGATAAAGGTTGTGCATTTGGACTTAATTTTCTAACTACAAACGATCTTACAACAGGCATATTTTCTAAATTTTTAACATAATTATCACTCCAAGGTTCTATAAAGTCATCTCCTACACCTGCTCTTTTTAATATTGCATTTGTTGCATCTAATACATATTTACCAAGACCTCCTGTCCATGATTTAATTGCATAATCTATTTGTATTGGACTACTAAAATCATTTAAACCTGGAATAAATCTTATACCTTGTCCAATTAATTTTGATAATTCAGATGTATATGTTGTTGTTTGTACTTCTGGTAACAAACCCTCTAAACTTCTAGGAACAATAGGTCTATCTTGAAAAAAACTTTTATTAGCTAAGAGTTCTATAGGCAATCTACCAACTTCTGGTTGTGGTAATAAATTAAATGCAAAACTTCCAGAATTTTCTAGTAATTCTTCACCTAATTCTTCTACAGCTTTAGGATCTTTTTTTGCCATAAAATCTAACATTCGTTCTGGCAATGTTCCAAAAATAAATCCTAATTCCCATAATTTTGGTATTCTATACGCAATCTCATTTGCTGTGCCTTCGTTTGCAATAACAATATGATGTGTGTCTTTTACCCATTGTGGCAAATTTTTATATGTTTCGCTATCTCTGTTTGCAAACCATAAAAGAACACTTGGTATTGTTTGACCTATAACTAATGTTGATATAACTTTGCCTGGATTTTTTGCTACTCCTTTAATAACTTGTTCATAACCTCTAAATCGTGCATTGTAAAATGCTGTAGTTGCATTAACAGCTTGCATTTTTAAACCTATTTTTTGAAAATCTAATGTAATTTCTCTAGCTGACAATCCAGATTCTTCTAGTATTTCTCTTTGTGTTTTAGATAAATCTTTTTTTAGTTTTTTTTGTGTCATTCTAAATTCACTAATTCTAGCTGCACTTTCTGTAAATTCAGACATTGCTCTCAATGATTCTAATGTATTTTTTGGATTTATATGATTTATAACTTTTCTTGAAGTTAATTCATCTTTCATAAAACCTTCTCTAATATATTTTCTATCAAAACTTACAAGAGATGATTGCATAGCACCAGACTTAATAAAATCTTTATATAATTGTGTTTGTTTGTTTTTTCCCTTAACAAGTCTAAAAACTCCCATAGCACCATGTACTAAAGGTAAATAATTATTTCTAGAAAATGATGTCGCTGCAAGTTCTCCTCTAAAAAAATTTCGTGCCATAAATGTAGGATCTAATGTTGCTCCTGCTCTTAACACACGAGTAGGCAAACCAAGAATTTGCAATGCTGTCTGAAAAATTGGTTGAGGTACATCTCTCATTGCTCTTCTAAGCTCTGGTCCAACTTCATAAACTTCTGTTTTGCCATCTCTTCTAACTGCTATTTGTGTATCTGTTAAACCTTGTCCTTGTTTTCTAAATATAGTAAATTCTTCTAACATTTTTTCATTAATTAATGATGGATCATCTACTAATTTTTCTAATTCTTTTTTTTGTAACTTAAAACCTTTTGTAGGTGTATCTACTTTTTGTATGCTTTCAACTTTATCATAACCAAATGATAAAAAAGTGTCATTTTTTTTTGCATTTTCTACGTCTATTTGTTGTTGTTTTTTTTCTATTTGTGTTTGCAGTTGGTCTATTTTTACATTGTTTTTTGTTGTTTTTATTTGTATTTCTAATTGTGTAATTTCTTCATTTAATTTTGCAACATTATCATCAATATTTTTTACTTTACCTTCTATGTTTTTTTTAGTTTTCATAGCCATATCAACAAAATCTCTCATAACTGCATTTTTTTCTGCTAATGCAATAAATTGATAAGTATTGAGATATGCTGTTTCTATTGGATCATATACTTTTTTTTCACTACCTCTAAATTCTTTCATAGGATTTCTTAAAAAAGTTCCTACTTTAGAACTCGGTAATTGCAAATCTAGTTCTCTTGCAAATGGTACATAGTCTTTATTTAATTCTAAAGCAGTTTTATAAAATTCTTTACTAATTAACCCACTATCTTTCATATATTCAAATAATCGTTGATTATATTCTGAAAATTCTCTAAATGGTTTTTCAAATTTTGAGTTATATTTATTAACAATAATCTGAGCATCATTTACATCAAAACCTGTTTTTTTATCTTGGCTTTGTTTTTCTATAACTCTTTTAGCTATTGCGTATCTTTTAAAAGCATTGTAATCTTTTTCATTTTTTACTATAGGTTTGAATATTTGTACTAATCCTTTCCCATTTTCTTTTAAAGTTTTGTAATCTAAAGTACCATATTTTATTGTATGTTCCCCTCTACCTATCATGCCAGGTTGTATTCTAAATCTTTCATAAATATTTTCTGCTTCTTTTACATTTATTTTTTTTCCAGATAATGCAACTTCTAATATTGGATGTAATTTATCTGACT